CCCGAACGACGGCACGAACAACGGCTCCGTCGCCGTGAACCTCACCACCGCGCAACTCCGCGAGCTGATCTCGACGGGCGCCGTGGTCGGAAAGACCGTGACGATCACCGACGCCAGCTCCCTCCGCGTGCTCCAGACCGCCACGGGCGGCGGCGCCACCAACCTCGCCGATGGCGGCGAAGGTGACGGCGTGGTGGCCACCTTCTCGGGCGGCTCGGGCGACTTCCAGACCGCGCGCTTCACCTCCGAGAAATACTCGGGCACCCCGCAGACCGCTGAGTCGCAGCAGATCCGCACCGACCGCATGAGCAGCGGCCAAGTGGTGACCGGCCTCCAGGTTGACGGCGGCCACGCGATCGAACTCGCGAAGGAACAGGCCATCGAGGACTTCATGGAGTCCGCGATGTTCAACGCCTGGGTGCAGTCGGCGATCGTGAACGACACCTTCGCGTTCAACGCCACCACGAAAGTTCTCTCCCGCGCGAGCGGCAGCTTCGTGACCGAAGGCGTGAAGCTCGGAGACTTCATCAAGCTGACGAACGTGTCCGTGGCAGCGTCGAACAACAAGATCGTTATGGTGACCGACGTGCAGGCCCTCCAGCTCACGCTCGCGATCCCCACCGGCATGGCCGACTTCGCCGCGGAAGCCGCGAGCTACCAGATCTGCGACAAGCTCACGATCGGCACCACCAAGAAGTCTCTCACCATCGAGAAGACCTTCACGGACCTCACCACGAAAGCCCTCATCTACCGCGGGTGCATGGTCTCCCAGATGCAGCTCCAGGTGGAATACGGCGCGCTCGTGACGGGATCGTTCGACACCCAGGGCAACGACTACGCGAACGCTGACGCTGCCTCCGAGTTCGCGAGCTACAACGAATACTTCGAGGACCCGGCCACGAGCGACACGCTCAACGGCTCCGTCGACATGCCGTTCCTCGCTACCGACGTGACGGGCTCGTGGGATCAGGATGCGTTCTGCCTCCAGTCTCTCAGCTTGAACCTCAACAACAACTTCACGGTGCAGAACTGCATCGGTCGCATCGCTCCCGAGAACTACAACCCGGGCACGGCGCAGATCGGCGTGGAGCTGTCCTCGTACCTGAAGGACGCGAACTGGGACCTCATCAACAAGAAGCTCTCCCAGGCGGCCTTTGGTATCGGCTTCATGGTCCAGAACTCGGATGGCTGGTACGGATTCTTCCTTCCGGCGATCCAGGTGTCCTTCGACGATCCGCAGTCGGGCGGCGCGAACCAGGACATCTCGCTCGACATGAAAGGATCCGCGAAAGTCGCCGACGATGGCGCCTCCGCCCTTGCCATCTTCCGCGAGCCCACCTAAAATAGAGGGGTAGAGGGGTGGAGTAGGTCGGCGCCCGCGGGAAACCGCGGGCGTTTTTTCTTGCCAGCGATGGACTGTGAATCTATAGACGCAATATGAATGTAAGAGTGTGTAGCAATGCCAAGTGCCTGGAAAAGAGCCCGCAGCCAATTAAAAATTTCTTCGCTAACTCTAGGAGTACGCAATGTAGAAAATGCCACCAAAGAAGACAGAAAGAATGGAGGATGAAAAATCCAGAAAAGCACAGATCTTACATGCGAAAATGGATAGGCAGCGAGGACAATAAAAGAAAGCATAGGGAATATAACAAGGGCTACAGGAGTAGAGATGGGTTTGTCGGCAAGAAAAGGGCCTATGTTTTAAAGCACCGATACGGTTTGGACGCCGTCCAAGTAGAAAACATATTGCGCAGACAGAAATGGTCCTGCGCCATCTGTTTAGATTCGGCAAAGGCCAAGTTAAAAAATCTTTGTGTGGATCACTGCCACAAAACCGGAAAGGTAAGAGGACTACTTTGCATCCGCTGTAACTCTTCTATAGGAATGGCCAGAGACTCTACGCGGATCTTAAAAAGAGCCATAAAATACTTGGAGTTTCATAGAAAATAGAGGAAAGTTGTGGACAACCTACCCTAGGAGAAGACCATGAAGACCAACCTCAGAAATTGCAATGATAAGAATTGCTCTGAGGCCAATCCCCAGCCCGCAAAGAATTTCTATGGAAATCGCAACAAGTGTAGGAGTTGCTATAACCGGAACTGCCGGGAATGGAATAGGAAAAATCTTGACAGGAGAAGAGGGTACTCCCGTAAGTGGCTTGAAAAGGATGGTAATAGGGAGAAGAAAAGACTCTACAACAGGAGTCTGAGCACCGAGAAAAAGACAGGATACACAATCAAGTGCAGATACGGAGTAGCTCCGGAAGGAGTGAAGAAACTGCTGCTGAAGCAAAGAGGTACTTGCGCTATTTGCAAGAAGCGCGAAACGGCCAAGAATCCTAGATCGGGTAAACCTAGAAGTCTTTCGGTGGATCACTGTCATAGGACCGGGGCGATTCGAGGCCTATTGTGCTCTAGATGTAACATGATGGTTGGTCTATCCAGGGAATCAATTTCCACTTTGAAAACAGCAATCAAATATTTGGAGAAGTAAATGAGAACAAATCTGGATAAGTTTTTCAAAACCGACAAAAAGGCCCAAGAAGACGGCGTGGATTTCGTGATCCGCGAAGTGAGCGACGAGCACGAGGAGCTTTCCTTCCGCGTTCGCCACCTCACGCAGACCAACCCCCGGGTGAAGGCCGCCTTCGCGCAGCACTACAAGCCCTTCGCGCGCCTCGTCGAGCTGGGAACCCTCCCGCCCGAGAAGGAGCTGGAGATCAACACCAAGATCTTCATCGACATCTGCCTGGTGTCCTGGAAGGGCGTCGAGATCGATGGCAAGCCCGCCGAGTGCAACAAGGAAAACGCGATGCAGCTCTTCCGCGAGCTGCCCGAGCTGTTCGAGCAGCTCTGGAAACATGCGAACGACTTCACGCACTACCGGGTAGAACTGGGAAACTCCTAGAGCGCCACGTCCGCTGGTTCTACAAGTGGCGCAAACAGATTGTCAGCGGCATGTACTACCAGCTCCTCGCCAAGGGGATGCTGAAGGACGATGACCTGGAGCCCGAGATCGCGGGCTTCCAGTTCTACTTCGATGCGTTCCAAGAGCTGTCCACCTCTCGCCAGGTAGGCATGGCTCTTGGACCCATTCCCTTTACCGCCATCGCGGAATACTTTAGAATATACGAACTAGCTGATTTCGATGAGTTTGCCTATTTGATACGGCGAATGGATAACGTATTTCTGGAGCTTGAGTCTGCGGAGGATGCCGCGCGGGCCAAGGTGAAAGACGGGGGAACGGGTGCCGCCACAAACTCAAACAAGAAAAATCATCATCAAGGTCGACGCCAGCGACTCGAAGGGCCTAAAAGAGATCGCTGACAAGATGGGGTACCTGAACAAGAATACCAAATCCCTCGCGGACAACATGGATTTCTTGGCCAACTCTCTCAAGGGCGCTTTCGCGTTCGCTGGCTTGCAGCAGTTTGCCCGGCTGTCCGATGAAATGCAGAATCTCACGAACCGCCTCAAGCTCACCGTGGGGGCTGGAGAGACAGTCGAAGAGAACTTCCAGCGCATCGTAGATGTGGCCAACAGGACGAAGCAATCCATCTCCGCAGTCGGCGACACTTACAACCGTTTCGCCGTGACTCTCGAAAGCGTCCACGCCAACTCCAGCGAAGTGGCCGCGCTCACCGAGACCCTCATCAACTCCTTCCGCGTCTCCGGCTCCAGCGCCTCTGAAACCGCGAACGCGATGGTGCAGCTCAGCCAGGCCTTCTCGATCGGCGTGCTCCGCGGGCAAGATCTCCGATCCGTTCTCTCGCAGAACGTGACCGTAGCCAAATACCTAAAGCAAGAATACGGAAACGACCTGTTCAAGAAAGCCGAGCAGGGGATGATTAAGACCTCCGACGTGGTCCGCATCCTCATCAAGCACCAGAAGGAACTCTTCGATCAAGCGAAGAACTTGTCTCCCACTTTCGAGCAGACTCTAACCACCGCGATGAACAACGTGTCCGTGAAGATCGGAGAGTTGAACAAGCAGTACGATCTCTCTGGAAAGTTCGCGGCTGCCATGCAGTTCGCCGTGGAACATCTCACGGAGATTATGCTCGTATCCTCGGTGTTCGTGATTCCGAAGCTCATCGAGGCGATCCAGGGCATCGCCCTCGCGTCCTATGCAGTCATCAAAACTCCCCTCGGTGCCGCGCTCGCCGGTCTCGCCGTAGCTGGAATTCTTGTCTACGAGAACTTCGACAGACTCACTATCTTGATGGACAAGTTCATCATCAAGGTGACCGAACTCAGCATTGCCATCAACGAAAAGTTGTATCCCATTCTGGGTAAGATGTTCGGGCTGGTCTTCGGAAAGGATGCCGGGAAAACTTTCACTGACGATCTCCTGAAGGGCCTGGACAAGGACAAAGAGAAGATCAAGGTATTCCAAAAAGAGATCGAAGACATTCAGAAGAAACAGGCCGACATAAACAAGAAGAAAAAAGAAGAAGATCCCTTCAAGGCGCTCAAGGACCTCCAGGCCAAACTGAAGGCCGGAGACGTGGACACCAAAGTGAAGAAGATCAAAGAGATCCTCGGAGAACTCAACAACGAGTTCCTCACTGGCGCCATCAACGTGGACGAATACAACCGCAAGCTCATCAACTTCGAACTCTACAAGCTGAAACGCGAGTTCAAAGAAGGAAAGTTCGACATCTTCACCTACAACCAAAGGCTGAAGGAGCTGAACATCCAGGACTTCAACAGGCAGGTGAAGAACGGCTACCTGAACTTCCAGCAATTCCGCGACGCCGTAGAGAAGGCGAACATCCAAGAGCTGACCGCGAAGTTCGAGGCCGGGAAGATCTCGCTCTACGAGTACAACAAGGAACTCATCAAGCTCTCCGACAAGTTCCAGCCCGGATCTGCTCTCTACGTGGGCACTCAGGACTACCTCAACAGCATCGGGACCCTCTCCGAGAACGTCGCGAAGGCGATCACGGGCGTGTTCACCAAGCTGGAGGACTCGCTCCTGGAGTTCACGAAGACGGGCGAGTTCAACTTCGCCAAGTTCACCTCCGCGATCCTCGAAGATCTTCAGCGGATCATCATCCGCATGTCGATCATCAAGCCCCTGGCGAACGCCATCCTGGGAATCTATTCCCCGGGAGGCAGGAGCGATGCCGGAGCTACTGATCTCAACGGCGGAGCATATGCGGCCGACGTGCAGCAGGCCGCGAACGGCATGGGCTTCTACAACAACGTCCGGAAGTTCGCCACTGGCGGCATCGTGAGTCGCCCGACTCCGTTCACGTACAACGGCGGCCGTCGCGGACTCATGGGCGAAGCTGGCTCCGAGGCTATCCTCCCTCTCCACCGCGGAAGCAACGGCAAGCTTGGCGTGGCCGCTGCTGGTGGCGGAACGGTTGTGAACATCTACAACCAGTCCGGAGCCGACGTGACTCAGACCGAGCGCACCGGCCCGAACGGAGAGAAGGCCATCGACATCCTGATCCACAACAAGGTGAAGGAAGGCCTCTCCACCGGCAAGTACGACTCCGCCATGAAAGGCGCATACGGCGTGAACAGGAAAGGAAGCTAACCGATGAGCGCGTGGCCTCTCGCCCTTCAGCAGAAAATGGACGTGGACGGATTCCAATACCGCTTCGGAAATACGGCAGTGGTTTCCGAGATGGACGTTGGACCGGCCAAGGTCCGCAGTCGTTTTACCGATGCCGTGGATGGATATGATTGCCAACACACGCTCGACATCGACGACATCGCGATTCTGAAGACCTTCTACAAAACCACGCTCGGCAACGGGACTCTGCCGTTCACGTTCCCCGATCCGATCACTGGTGTCGACACCACCTACCGTTTCACTCCCGGCCAGGTGCCGGTGTTCCGGCCGCTCGGAGGTAGGATCTTCACCGTCACCATGTCCTGGGAGTTTGTTCCGTGAGAACCATCGCTTTAATAAACTCCAAGATGAGGGCGATCGTCAGCGATCGAGATTTCAAACTCGTTTCCAAATACAGATGGAAGTTGATGAAATCTGGATACGCATACTGTCAACCTAAAAAGGAGGAATACGGCAGCGGACCCAGACCCACGTACCTATTGCACAGATTGGTAATGGGATTTCCTAAATTCGAGCTGGACCACAAGGACAGGAACAAGTTGAATTGCGCAAGAT